CACCTCGCCGCATTTGAAGCAGTCGGCGCTCGCGACCGGTCCGGACGACTCCACGATCAGGCGCCACGACTGCGGCGTCTCGACAATCGCCCACCCCGTCACGGATCCGATGGCCAGCGTCCCTCCAGAGTAGAGCGTGTTCCGCGACGCGCCCCAGGGCGCCGTTTTCCAGTTGGCGACGGCGCTTCCACCGTCGGGTCCGAAGCCGCCAATCAGGGTGGATCCCGCGCCCGTGTTCTTGAGTGCTCCTGTGATACCTGCGGCCGTTCCGTCGGCGAGGAGGGAGTGCAACGGGCGGGACGCGTTGTAGTACGATGACGATTTGTTGCGGATCACGATTGCGTTTTTTGCCATTACGTCGCCCTCAATGCGGACTGCATCCAGTCGTTTACAATTCCAACCTCATTGCAGGCAAGGACCATTGCTGCGGCGGGCGCCCAGGTCACGAGTCCGCCAACCATCTTTAGGACCGTTTCTTCGGAGCCCTTAGGGAGCCGCGTAGCACTCCCCCCGCGCCGGACCATCATATCCTCTTCGGTGGTCAGGATGGACCCGAACCCGCTCCCGCTCACGGTGATCGCGCTCTCCGACAGCGCTGTCACGCGGCCCTTTGCGTCGACGGTGATCGTGGGCGACATCGACGCCGAGCCCTTCGAACCGGCCGTCACGCCGGAGTTGGCCAGCGTGGTGGCGATGGACCCGGAGCCCGTCCCTGTCACGTCCCCGGTGAGGGTCGTCACCAGGACAGCCGGCGTCAGAATGGTCGAAGTGACGTAGGCGGCGCGGTCGGTGCCGTCAAAGTAGACAGTGATAACGCACGAAGCAGGACCAGAAACACGCGCCGCATAGACCTTGTAGACGATGCGCTGTGTCGCCGTGATCGTATAGCCGGCCGGGTCATCAAAGCTGAACGTTAGTTCTTGCGGGGTCGCGCCGAAGAACTCGGGGCTATATCCGCTCCGGATCAGGGTCTCGCTGGTACCGTCCGCAAGGCAGGTATAGACCTCCACCAACAGCCGGGCGATCTGGTTCGTGGCCCCCGTCGAAACGTGGAAGTGACGCCCCGCAGACCCGTGCGGGATAAGCAGCGCACCCGGCACACCCGGTTCGGTCGCGAATGCGGCGAGAAGATTATTGCCGGTCCCCGTGGCGGTGACCCCCAGGGTGGTCTCTGCGTTCGCGGAGGGGGCCACCAGCGCCGTGTAGTAGCCGGCGATGTCGGAGGAATCCAGGGGGTCGAGGTAGTAGGTGCGGCCCGCGGTGATCGGCATTGCCCACGACCCGTCAGCGGCCAGTACCTTGCCCGCGAGCGCATCCCCCGCAGCCGGCGCCGGCACGAAGCCGTGAACGCCTCCTGCGCCGCTGTCGCCGGTGAAATCCGCGATGGCCACTGTACCCGACCCGGCGGCGGCTGTAGCGTCCCCGGAGAGCGCGCTACGCTGGATGCCGCCCGACCCGGTGAACTCCAGGCCCCCGCCGACGGTCAACGCCTCGGGTACGCCCGTGCCGGCCGTGTCGCGGCCGATCAAGCGGTCGGTGGCGAGGTCGGCCATCTTGGCGAGGGTGATTGCGGCCGTCGCCACGGTGGGGCTCGGGTAGGCTCCAGAGAGGTCGCCGCCAGCCGCTGCGGTCGCCCCGAGCGCGCCGACATCGGCCGCGGTAATCGTGACATCGGCGGAGAGGGCGTGGCCGGCTACGGTGCGGGTAGCGGGCACAAACCCGGTGTGCCCAGCGCTGGCGTAGTCGAGGTGCGTCAGGGCGGCGTGGTCGGAGGATCCCGCCGTTGGCGTTTGCCAAGTCGCGTGCGTCGCGTCCGTGGCGGTGAGTACCTGCCCGGTAGACGGAGGAGCGGCCGCGCCAACATTGACATCCGCGCCCGTCGTCCCCAGCGCCTCGGCAGTCGCCCCCGACGATGACGGCGACCACTGCGCAATGGCGTAGGCGATGGCTGTGAGCAGCTTGTCCTTGATGTCTGCCCGCAAATGGGTATACGGCGCCCCGATCAGTGCCGTCATCTGCGCGTCAAGGTCCGCGAGTACGCCAGCCTGATTGGTGCTCACGGGCTACCCGCCGGTCCGGTATGGATTCCGGTTCAGCTCATACGACACGACCTGTGAAGCCGTCTCGGAGGCGAGATATATCGTGTGCGTTCCAGACGGGATAAAGACCGGCTTCTCAACGCCCGCAGGAAGGGCGCCGTAGCCGTTCGATCCGATGGCCGTGTTGTCGGCGACGTCCGTCGCGAGCGTGAGGTACTTTGCGTCCGTCGTGATCGCCCGGAGCAGGATGAACAACCCACCGTGCGAGGCCGGCAGGTTGATACGCCGAAGCTGCGCCGTGGTGGGCGTTCCTGCCGTTCCGAGGGTGACAAGGCCCGCCGTCGGGAGGATTGTGGGTGCGGTGAGGTCGAGTGCGGCCATGGTTCAGGCTCCGGTCAGTTGGCGGGAACGTCGCAAAGCCCAGGCGATCCACCCGGACCGTACGGCATGAATTCCACAAACGCACCCTTGTTGGCGCCAGCCGCGCAGTCCACCACGATGGTGAATGCCCCCGTGGAGTTGGTGGTGAGCAGCACGCCGGCGCATGGAAGCGCGCTGTAGGTCGGATTCGCCGACAAGAACCGCGTACCGACACTGATCGCGGAGATCGCATAGGTGGCGGTGATCTGCGTCCCCTGCATGTCGAGGATGGTGACGCGCATCGTCTTGTGGCCGGAAAGTGCGTTCCCGTCCGAATCCTTGACCTGTCCGGTGATTGTGAACTGGTTGGCGCCCGGGGTTCCTTCGGCGCTCACGGACAGCCCTGGATACCAGGGCGTCGTGGCCATCTTCGTAGCCGCCACCGTCGCCGCGGTCAGGAGCGCGCCAGAGTACGGCGTACGCTGGCGGACATCGGTGATATTCGCCGTCTCCAGCGTCGTATCTGTCGCGGCAACGGCCACTTGTGCCAGCGCCACGGATCCCGCCGACGGCACCGACGGTGACCCCGCGGGTGTCCCGGCAACGACCGCGAGCACGCCCGCCGATGTCGCGGTGACGACATCAATCCGAGGGTTCGTCGCGTCGGCCGTGGTGACGGTCACCGTCTGCGGCGCGAACCGGAGGCGCTGGCCATAGATGTCGACGGAGCCGCCAGCAACGCGGAGAACCATCGAAGGCGTCGCGGACTGCGTCACCTCCATTTCGGTGGAGGCGCCCGGCACCCAATTGCTGTGGTACTCACGCCCGGGGACGGAGGCGATCCGATCCCCGATCTGGAGGATGGGCCGGCAGTCGCGAATCACCAGGGCGCCGGACGTGGCGGGGACGTTCACCTCGGCGAGCTTGAGGTGACCGGAGGGCGTTGCGGGGGCCACGGGGACAGCGGCGGCCGTGCCCTTCGTGATCGTGATCGCGTAGGTGTAGAACTTGCGCCGATCCTGGGTCAGCGACCCGGGGACACCGTCCACCACGGTCGGGTTCGCTTCCGATGTGTCGGTATCGGTATCGGGCGCGATGCTGACGACATCGATCCGGGGGTCGCTTTCGCGGGCAAGGCACCACTTCGAGGTATCGGACGCGCTGACCACGATTGGCCGGTAGCGGGCGGGGAATTCGTCCGTCACGGTCGAGTCGTAGAAGAACCCGACGCCGGGGGATACGGAGATATTCAGCCCGGCGACAACGGCGACCGTGAGACCGTCGCCAAGAACGCCATCCCGGGGGGCGTCGTTGACGTTGTCCCAGGTGAGGCCAGCCATGATGAGATCGAACATGCCCTGTACGGCGATGTGCTGTAGCCGGCGGATGTCGGTGATCGTGGCAAGCTGCCCGTCCGTGAAGACCAGTTCACCGCCGGGGTACAGGAGCGTATCGTAGTTCGACATTACCGCCTCACGTATGATCGACCAGAAGGAACCAACGGACGCCCGCGGCTCGGATTTTCTCGACAGCCGCGTACACGGCCCCGTAGGCTGGACTCATTCCAGAGGCGCCGTAGTAACTGGCGTCGTAGAAGGATGATCCGAAGTAGAAGCTACCATATGACGGTCCGTTCACCTGGGGGACGATGATCGCGAACGTGTTCGGGCCGCTTGAGAGCGGCATGTGTGGATCGTCGAAGTAGAACGAATCAAAGTACGGCCCCTCGTACCACTCCACCATGATCGCATCGGCGACGCCATAGGCGGAGAGGACATCATTCGCCGCCGCCAGGATTGCCGGGCGGGTCAGGGCGTCGTTGACCGTCCGCATGCGCCCGCGAAGTCCGCCGGTATCCGAGCCGACGGTGCCGCCGTCCGCTTCCCCGGGTGCCCGGTGGATGTTCATCCCCCGCGCCAACAGATCCAGCCAGATGCCCTCCGCATTCCCGATCAGGAGGTTGTCAGCGAGGTCGGATTGCGCCTGATCGGCGAGGGAGAACGCGGCGGCCTGCCCGCCAAGGAGCGGCGACAACGCGCGCAACGACGCTGGCAGCACCTTGATCAGTTCGTCATAGATCGCATTGGTCGTCAGGACGCTCATGCGACCTCGACGAGCGTGACCGTGATCGTGGTGTCGGTGACCCGGATCGCGTGGTAGGCCGCGGAGGGGCTGACCGTGTCCCCCACAGCATCGTCACAGCTCGCGACGGCGCCGCGGATGGATCCGCCAGACGAGGCCGGAGAGACCCCGTAGGCCGCCGCCTCGGCCGCGGAGAGGTACAGCGGGATCGACGGGGCGAGGGCGCCAGCATAGCCGATGACGGCCGCGCGACAGGCGGCGGAGAGGGCATCCGAGCCCTGGCCGCGCAGGACGTAGACGGTGAGGGAGAGGGTGATTTCCTCTCGGCTGGACGGGTACACGGTGACACGGACACCCGCCGCACGCCAATTCTCAAGCTCGGTCTCGACGAGGTCCGACAGCGCCGAGTTCCCGCGCCCGTCAGGATCCCCCACGTAGACCCGGACCTCGCCGAGGGTCTCCACATAGCTCTCGTCCACAGTCACGTAGGCGACGCCGGGGACGGTCAGCGCGCCCTCCTCGAGCGCGGCGATGGTCCCTTTCCGAAGCGTTGCCGGGTACGCCTGGGCGCGCGCGCGGTAGGCGTCATCGGATTCGTCCGCGGTTCCGCCCGCGAAGTAGTCGAGGTTGTTGACGGTGGCGGTCGCGTCACCCGCGAGCGCCGATACGAACGCGGTCAACGAGTTCGGCGGCAGGTTCCCCGCGGTTCCCGTCTCGGTACACCGCGCGACGACATCGTAGTAGGACGACACCGCGGGCATGTAGGCGGCGGAGATGGTTGCGACGGTAATGGTGCGACCGTTCACGGTCGCCCTGGCCTGCGTCCCCGCCGGAATCGTGAGAATCCCTGTCGACCCGCCCCGGGTGACGTGAAGGGTACCGATGGAGGCGGATGCGAGATTCCTGGGCAGGTCGGGGTAGCGGTCGGTGACGGCGGAATCCAGATCCGAGCCCGTGGCCGTCGCGATCATCCGCCCCGCGAACCGATCCAGCCCGATCCGGATGATCTGATCAGCGAGGATGACGCCCCCGCCCGTCACACCATCCAGCGCGCTCCCGTCGTTCCAGTCGGTCAGGCTGGGATCGCGAGCCTCGGTCTCGGCGCGCGCGGCGGTGTACAGCTCATCCACAGTGGGGATTGTGAGGCTCATTGGTTGCTCACGCGGTCACCGTCAGCACGGATTTTGAGTCGTCCCGGAGTGTCACGGTAGCGGCGATGTCGACCCGCCCCGGGTCGTCTGTGGATGGCGTGGCGGTGACCGCGGCGTCCTTGATTCGGGGGTCGGCGAGCAGGTTCAGGCGCGCGGCGTAGGCGAGCCGGCCCCGCTCCACAGGTGAGTTCGCCGCGCCCACGCGCCCCAACAGGCCGGCGCCGAACGTGGGGCGGTAGACCATGGCGCCGGGCTCGGTGAGCAGCCGCCGCTCAATGCCTCGGTCAAGCGCCGGACGTCCGACGAGTAGGGGGATGTCCCCGGTCGGCGTGACACGGATCGATCCGCCCGGATCCGTCGGGATGTCGAGATCGGTACCGAGGCGGGCGGCGTCGAGGGTCACAGCGAGAGCCTACCACCGTTGAGCCTGACGCGCCCGTCAGTGTTGACGGACCCGTCACTTTTTGGCCTACTCACTGACCACCCCCACGGACCGGAACAGGGTGGGGAGCTGCCCGACGAGCGTGGTCGTGTTGGTCACCGGCAGCCCGAATGCGGCCAGTCCGGCGCTGATCTCGGTGAGCGATGCCTGTAGCGGGGCCAGGATCGCCTCGGTGACGAGCGCGACGATGACGGCGGTCTCCGACGTCGCAAACGTGGTCCCGGAGGGGTGGACAACGAGCGGCGCCTCGTTCGTCCACGACGTCGGCGCCGGCGCCGTAGCGGAGTTGAGCCCGACCAGGGCGACGGCGTTCTGATGGTCGCCGTCCGGAAAAAAGACCAGGCAGTGATCACCCACGACGACCGGCCAGTAGGCCCCACCCGTCGGAGTAACGCCCCAGCGGAGGACGCGCGCCTGCACGGGCGTCAGGGACGGTTGCAGCTCGATGTCCACCAAGTCCGCGTAGTCGGCGTGCGTGTCGACGGCGGTGACGACACCGAGAGAACAGAGCATCGGCGCCGCGCCGAAGCGCGCGAACAGCTCCTCCAGTCCCTGGCGCCGGCTCAATGGGTACCGCCGAGGTAGTTGATCAGGGTCATTTCGCAGCTATAGCCCTGTTCACGACTCCATTTGTGCTTGATGTTGCGCGCGTAGAAGTCCACCGCCAGATTCCCCGCGGTCTGCGCGCCCGACACGAACGCCTGGGCGACATCGGGGGCCAGTGCGCGGGGGCCGGTCGTGAGCTTCGCCAGCGCCTCCCCAGGGGACAGGCCAGCTACGTCGGTGACCAGCGAGGGGGACACGGTGACGGTCACGCGCGCCCCGTTCCCGAGCTGCGGATTCATCTCCTTCGTTGTCGCCGTGACCTCGATTTCTTCCCGCGCCGCCTGCTTCCAGATGTTCTCCGCGAGTGCGGCGAGGTCGGATGGCGTGTGAGACCCGGTGACGAAGTAGGGCAGGATCGGCGCCTGCTCCGTGGTCACCTTTCCGGCGGCGCTCACCTTCTTGCTGGTGACAATGGCAGCCACCGGATACCGTGCTATCGTCGCAACACCCTTCGCCGGATCCCAGCAACGCACTTCGATCTGACGCTGGCGGGCTTGCTTGAACGAGCGCCGAAGAACGAGGCGGGACAGGTTTTCGCCGTAGACGAAGGCGGCCGTCTGCGGCGTCAGGACATCCGACGCAAGGAACGTCGCGCGGTCCACCCCGAAGTCGTCGGAGTTGAGGATCAGCAGCATGTCCATTTGGACGACAGGAACGAGTCCGACGATGTCGCACAGTTCCGTGATCACGGTCCATGCGTTGTCGTTCTTCTGCGGCGCGAACTTCGTTTTCCCCGCTTTCGTCGCCAGTACGGCAGCATTCACTCCGACCGAGTAGCCGACCGTCAACCCGTCCGCCGATGGCACCAGCGCCACGATCCCGGCGATGACGTCGCCCAGGCCCTTGCTGATGTCGATCAGCCCGTCCTGCCAGATGTGATCGATGAACAGCGCCGTGTTGTCGCGGCATTCGAGCGTGACGGTCGCTCCGGTTTCGTCCCGAGCCGACTCCGGCGCATCCAGGAACCCGAACCAGACGGCGTCAGCCTCGGTCAGCGCCCCGTCCCAAGTCGGCGCGTTGCCGCACAGGATCCGGACCTGGCACGAGCGCACGATCCGGGGGTCCATCGGGAAATCCTTGTAGTCCAGCACGATCCGCGCCGTATCCGCCGTCCGCGCGTCATTGCGCTCCCATTCGACCTCTCGCGGAGTGACCATGATCGTGTGCGTGACGGCCGTTCCTGCGTCCCAATCCTCATCCAGTACGGTCAGGGCGACCTTGCACCGGGGGTAGCTGTAGGTGGGGCCCGCCACGTCAGGTCCGCGATGGGATGGTGAGGACGGTGCCCGGGGTCAGCGGACCGGCGCCGATCCCGTTGGCATCGGCGATCCGGCGCCACTCCTGCCAGGAACCGAGGTAGCGCGCGGCGATGCTCTGGAGGGTCTCGCCGAGCCGGACCGGGTGAAGGGTAAGCCCGCGGCCCTGTAGCAGCTCGGTCACGACGGCACGGCCGTCGCGAATGTTGGCGTCGAGGGTGGCGAGATTCCACCGCTGCGCGCGCTCCCAGGTCCACAGAGCCAGCGTGATCGCGGCGTCGTCGTACACCTGCTCACGGACCGGGTGGTAGTCGTCGAGGTCCACACGGATCGCCCGGATGTCCGCCGCCGCCTGGGTCAGCACAGCGGACGTGCGCCGAAGGTGCGCCGTGGTCTGCGTGCCTGTACGGAGGGCGGTCAGGACGTCGGCGAGGCCGGCGCTGACGTCGGCGGACACGGTGACGATGGCGGCGCTGATTGTGGGGGTGCTCACCCGATCACCGCCCGTGCAACATTGTTCGCCAGGATCGCCGCCTCGGCAACCGCCGAAGCCGCCGCCGCGAGCTTCGCCAACAGATCGGCGAGGGTCATCGGCATGTGGAGAGGGATCTGCGGAGTCGCCAGTACGCTGGATTCGTCGGCTTGATAGGCGTTGAATGTCAACGTCCAACCGATGTCATCCGCCCGGCGAAGGGTCGCCTTGAAATTCGCAACGAGCCCGGTCCGTGTCAGGAGCGCCGTCCCGTCGTCGCCCATCCATTGCAGTTGGCACGGCGATTGCCCGAGCCACAAGGCGCGCGCGTCCTGCATGAGCGCGTACGCCCCGCCGTTGAGCCCGATCAGATCGTCGCGCCACATTCCTTTCAGAATGATCGGCTCCTCCTTTGTGCCCATGATCTGCACGGAGGGCGCCTCGTTTCCGGGGTAGTAGTTTTCGACGACGCGCAACGACCCCGCCACGTCGATCCCCTGTTCGGGCATCTTGGCGTTGGTGTCCAGCACGAGGAACCCCTCGGCGTCGAGTCGGGAGAGGATGACGCTACCCACCGGCGCCTCCGTAGCGCGGGACACGCGCGGCTTGGAGCCCCTGTAGCGCCGCCCGGGTCATTCCTTCCTGCCAGTTACGCATGACGCGTGCAGGGTCGTTGTTTTCCTCGAACTTGGCGTGAACCGTGATTGGGCCAGTAAACACATTGTTATTCGGGACGCCCGGCAGGTCTTTGGTACCGTAGTGGCGTCCGATAAACCGCTCTCTCTCATCCGCCGAACGCTTGTCGGAGCGCTCTTTCTCGCTCACAACGTGCCACACGACGCCGAGCTGGTCGATCATGTCCTGGCCGCGGTTCCGGCCGAACAGAGCACTCTTGGCCCCCGCGAAGTCGCCTGACGCAGCCTTCGTGAACGCGGTAAACATGTCACCGATGACGAGCGCGTAGGCGCCGGAGACCACAACCAGGGAGGCGAGCGCCCGGGTGAGCGCATCGGCGCCCATGACCGCCACGTTGACAATGTTGAGCAGCCACCCGCCAGCCACGTTGAGGATCGAACCCTGCGCGGTGAGCATCCCGAGCGAGTCGGCCAGATGCCCTGCGCTTTCGCCGAGCACATTGAACGAGCCCCGGATCGCGTCCAGCTTCTCCGGGAACTCACCGATGGCCCCACGGACCGCGAGCGCGGCGGCGGTGACAAGCCCGATCACGATGACGGCGGGGCCGAACGCGGTGACCATCCCGGTGATCCCGGTGCCGATGCTGGCGAGGATGCCCCCGACGCCCGTTGTGGCGCCCGACGTCCCCAGCATGCGGGCCATCCCGAGCGGATCGCGGAGAGCAGGGAGGAGCGCGCCGCCCGCCCACGATCCGGCCGCACTGGCGGCTCCCGCTGCCCCACGGGCGCCCGCAAGCAACCCCGGCGCCGCATACGCCCCCGCCGCAAGCGCCGCGTAGGTGCCCGCGCGCGCGATCAGCATGTCCCACATGCCGACGAGCTTCTTCCCCCAGGTCTCGGCGATCATCCCGATCTTGGCGTGGTTCTTTTCCAGCCACGCGTTCACGTCGCGAAGATCCTGCGTCCAGACCTCGAACAGCGGCGACGTGACCGACCGGATCGTCTGCTTCACGTTGTCGGTCAAGGTCGAGAATTGCGATGACCACGACTGGCCCATGAGGGCAATCCCCGGGCCGAACGAGGCGAAGGCGCGGACCAGGGTGTTGATTCGCTCCGCCGGCTTGAGCTTGTTGAACGCGGCATCCGTCACCCCGATAGCCGCGAGCGCCATGTTGACGATGGGCGTTTGGCGCTGGTTCGCGCCGGACGTAAGCGCCTGCTGAACGTCCAGCCCGCCCTGGACGAGCGGCTTCCCGACGGCACCCGCGGCGGCAACGGCACCCGCCGACAGCTTCTTGAGCGTGTCGCGAGAGGCTCCTGCGGCGAGCCCGGGGCCAAGGATGCGCTGGAAGGCGTCGGCGTAGTCGGACAGCTCACCGACGCCCACGGCTGCGGCGTGCGTCAGGTCGCGAACGTCCACCTGGGCAGCCCGCAACGAGCGCCCGATGTCCGCGCCGGTCATGGCGCTGTACAGGGTGGCGAGGCCGTTCTGCGTGTCCTGCAACGAGCTGTTGATCCTCACGATCCCCTTGGCCATGTACCCGAGCCCAGCGGCGCCGCCGATCAGCGCGAACAACTGGCCGATCCGCGAGCCCGCGCCGGTCGCAGCGGTCTCCACGCCCCGGATGTTCGCCTCGGCCTGCTTCGCGCCCGGACCGGTCGCATCTTTGGCGACGATGACCGCTTGAATCGTGTAGTCCGGTTCGGTTCCCACTACTCGCCATCCTCAGCGGGAGCATTATCCCGCGTCAACCGGCGGGCAAGCGCCGCGGTGAACCCGTCCATCCAGGCGGTTGGCCACTCCTGCCCGGGGGGGAGGCCGAGGATCTCCCCAACCGACTGGTGACCGTATCGAGCCAAGAAGGCGATCTGGTCCCAGGCGGCATCGGTCAGCCGGCGGGGACCATCGTAAAACCCGGTGCGTCGCCCGTGATCCCCTGCATGGTGCGCCAGACGTGGGCGAGGATCGCGGTGTCCGAGGCCGTGAACGGCCATTCGTCCAGCCACCGCGGGCCGAACGCGACGGGGTTGCCGTCGACCGTGACGAGGGACTGCTTGAGCCCTTCGAGGGAGACCCGATACTCACCGGCGAGGTTGGCGCCGACATCCTGGTCAGCGGTTCCGAGCACGGCGTCGGTCGCGCCCCACCCGAGTTCCCGGAGCACAACGACGGCCCCCGGCGCGGATGCCTCACCATCGGCCACGGCGGGCCCTGGGAGCGTGACCGTCCACGTCGTCGCCTTCCCGTCCACCGCGACGACCGCAGCGCTACAGACGCCCTTGGCGACCGCGGGGCCGGGGGAGACGAGATCGGTCAGCGCGGAGATCATCGCCAGGGTCTCGGCAGACGAGAACGGCCACGCGGCGAGCTGGTGGACGCCGGTCGCCGTGCCGTCGACAGCGCGGACCGCAGCCTTGACCGCGGCTTGCATGGCGGCCATCGCCTCCCGGCGGCCCTGTTTCCCGGCGCCTGCCTGGTAGGCCATGAGAAGCTCGGCGACCGTGGGGATCACGAGATCGACCTGTCGCCCGGAGGCAAGCAGGATCTGAACGGCGGGCCGACTCACAGGCGCACCCGCTCGATGCCGCTCTCCCAGGAGATTTCACCGCCGTTGTTCTCCCCGCGCTTCGAGCTTCCGGAGTGCTTGAGGACGATGTTGCGGTACAGGTATGCGTCCTTGTTCCCGTTCGGGTATTTCTCGGTCACCGATGCGATCACGACCGGGCGAATCCCGAGCCGGGTGGACGCGCTGATGATGTCCATGGCGCGCGCGAAGATGTTGCTGCCCCGCTTGAGCGCGATGGTGCCGGAGAACCCGCCGAGATTCTGGCCCAATTCCACGTCTTGCGTGCCCAGCGGCATGTGCTTGATCGTGTCGACCACCTGGGAATAGGTCCACCCGTCGATCTCGCCGTCGAGGATAATCGGGACGCCGTCAACGGTGAGGGATACCGAGGTCTCGGCTCCGGTACCTGGGAGTTTGCTGGCCATGGGTCACCCGCTCGGGAGAGAGGAATCAGGAAGGGATGGAGACGGTAGAGCCGATCTGCGCCGTGACGATGATGACGTCCATGTCGCCCCACAGTTTGATCGCGACGGCCACAACGAAGGTGCCGGCGTCGAGTCCGCCCTGGGTATTCGAGCCGTATGGATCGACAGTGAACCCGGGCGCGCCGTTGACGGTGGCGATGTGACCGAGCTGCCATTCGTTCTGGAGGAACGACGTGATCGCCCCGACGAACCCACCCGACAGCGGGCCGAGGGTCTGCCCGGTCAGGTCCACGTCCAGCGGGAGGCCGTTGTAGAGCGGCGAGATCGTCGCAACCTTCGCGTTGAAATACCGGGTGTACGCCGTGCGCTTGTGCTCGGTCTGGCCGCTGACGATGTTCGTGGTCACCGACTGCGCCAACATGGGGCCGATGGTCGGTTCCAGGTAGAAGCAGGAGACCCCCACCGCCTTGAGCGCGTCCACCGTGCCGTCAACGAAATCGTTGGTCTCCAGGTCGGTGATCGCAGTCAGGTAGGGGGTGGACGTGGTCCACTTCGGCGACAGCCACGCATCGGCGCCAGCAATCGCCGCAGCCGCAGCCGCGTTGCCGTCCACCGTGACGCTCGGGAAGGTCGAATCGTACGAATTCGTCACGACAAGTCGCGGCCAGACCATCCAACCCTTGCTGGTCGTGTCCCGGTACGACGCCGAGTAGGTGACCGCCGCCGCGACGGTCTGCGACGCGACGGAGCACAGGACGTAGCTGCCATCCTTCCCGGAGCCCGTGCCGTAGGCGACGAGGCCGGTATTCACGGTGTTGAGGATCGCGGAGGGGCACTCGGCGACAAACAGGCAGTCGACGGTCTGCGTGTAGAACCGGCGGATACCGACGTTTGACGAGGACGAACCTACGTAGTCGCCAGCGACGGCGACGCCGTGAACGCCCTGGGATTGCGTGGCGGTCGCAGCCGCCGCCGGAAGCACACTCGGCGAGCCGCCGAAGCTCCAGGTGATGTACGGGTCGCCTAGCGTCAGGATCGTGACCAGAGTGACGTTTTCGTACAGCTTGCTGTACGTGGTCCCGATGGAGATCGTGAGGTTCCGATGCGTCGAATCGGCATCGGTGGCCGCTGCCCACGTCGCGACGATCAGCAACCCGAGCGATCCAGCGTAGGTGGCGGTCCCGAGAACCGTGCCGCCGGTGACGGTGTAGGTATTCAGGGCGGCGCTGTCTGCCGTGCCGGTCGGGTCAATCCGGGTGACGTAGAACGGCCCCGGGATGTTGATCGCGGCAAGGAACGCGCGCATCGCCGGGTAGGTTGTGGCGTCAATTGCGCCGAACGCTTTCGGGTAGAAGGACGCCCGGAAGTCGGCGAAGGATGCGCATCGAACCGTAGTCCCCTGCGGTCCCCATGGCCAGTGCCCGACGATGCCCATCGACTTCGCCTGCGCCCCGGTCACGGCCTGCGGTGGGGCCACGGACAAGAAGTTGAGCCCGACCTTGGCGTCGCCGGCCTGGGAGATGCTGCGAATCAGGGGGGGCATGGTCGCCATGTCGGCTCCTTACGTGACGGTCGGGGAAACGGTGATCGTTGTCGTCGGGGCCATCGTCACCGACGCCACGCGCTCTATGTCGATCCGGAGCTGCCACGTATGCCGCCACTCGCCCCGCTGCGCGGTCTCGCCGTCGATTTCGCCGCCGTCGGAGATCCGGCGGACACGGAACGGGCGGGCGTCGTGGTCGGTCGCGGTCAGGTACAGGTGCGGGCGGGCCGGGAGGGCGTTTGCGAGCGCCGCGTCGACCGCGAGCCGGTACGTGTCGAGGGTCTCGCGGTAGGCGGCCCACAGGTCCATCTGGATGGGGATCGTGAGGTCGCCGATCTTGTAGACGGCGACGCCGGCTGACGGGTTCCCGAGGGGCGCAGGGGAGCAGACCGATTCCTCCATCCCAGGGACCGATTCGACCGACAGGGTGGGCGTCGCCATGTCCAACGCCGTGTCACCCTCCGGCCAGCCGCGCAGCACGGTCACGCCGGTAAGAACGCCTGCCAGGTACACGACCAGAGCCTCCACAGCGGCGGACTCAAGCGGGCGGGTGGCGCTCATCTACGCACGCTTCCGGCGCAGTTCACGCATGACCGCGACGCCGAAGCGGGCGCGGAGTTTGGGGATGTAGCCGCCGAGAACGTGGTGTGGTTTCGTTCCTCGGTAGTGGATCTTTCGCTGAATCGCCAGGGCAACACCCGGCGCTTCCGCCTCGGTGCATCGCCCGTTCTTGACGAGCTTTCGTAGCACCCACGCCAGAATCGGATCGTACGGCGGCCCGGGGCGATTCGGCCGGCGGCCGTATTCGATGGCCGGTGCGTGCGGGGCAGTGTTTTCAACCGCAGCGCCACGGGGGACACGACGAGCGCCCCACGCGTTCTTATAGGCCCCCTGGTCGACGAGGCCGAGATCGTTGGTGAGGCGAGAGAGGTCACGCACACCTGCCGTACACGCTTCCAGCGCCGCGTTCTCCACGATCAGCGTGTCCGCCCGCAACCGCTCCATGATCGCCGCGCTGAACCCCGCCGCGCTGGTGATGATCGTTGCGGGCATCGGTCACCTCGGCAGACGAGACGGGGCGGAACGCGGACAGGTCGACCACCTCTCCGCCGTCGGGGGTGTCGCCGGCCATCCATGTGAGGCGCGCGATCAAGACGGCTTCCGGGACATGCGCCGGAGCAGCATCGTCCACTCAAAATTGCGATTCGACGGTGGTCCGACGATCCGGTACTCACGCGCTACGCCGCCCGTGCCGTAGCCGGTCACGAGATAGATGATCTCCGTTCCCGCCACAGGAACGGGGAACAGGTCGGACTCGGAGTAGGTGTCCCGCGCGATCTTCGTGACGATGATGTCGCCGGCCTCGTAGCTACCGACGGTGTCACCAACCAGCCGCGCGGGAGGCTCGGAGCACTTTGGCGCGGGCGTGATCTCGACATCGGTATCGGTCGCTGTACCGCTCCCGAGCTTGCCTCCGGACCATACTCGGGTACGGATCTTGACGGAGTTGCTCCGTAGGCCAAGGTCCGCAGCGAGCTGGCGCCCGGCGTTGACGGTGGGGCGGAGGTCGGTGACGAGGCTCATGCGGTCACCGCACGGAACGCGGACGGCTCGGTGGCGATGGCGTGGGCTGCCTCGTCGCCCGTCAGAACGACGCCGAAGGGGTAGGCGTGGACGAAGCCGGAGGGCAGGCGGAGGCGCACGGCGCGGAGGGCACGCACGGTCACCGTCGGCGTGGGGGCCGATGGCGCGATCATGGCGGGCTTGCTGGCCATCATCCCAACCCACAGGCGCCGGACGCAGGCGCGCCCGACCCGAACACGTCCGCGTAGGGCTCAACACCCATCGTCAGCGCAAGCCGATTGACCAGCCGGCGCCCCTGCGCCGACAAGGATGCCTGCGCTGATGTCGGCCCGAACCATTCCACGCCGCCGTTGTCGACGGACTTCAACCCGGCGGACGACAACGATGCGGTCGTTGTGAACGCGGTGTCAATCGTCGCGAGCGACGTCAACAACGCGCCGACGATGGTTTCTGCCTCCGAAGAGAGCGCCACCATCATCGACTCAAGCTGCCAGTGGGTTGGGGTGCTCCGCGACATATCGGAAAACCCCAGGTACAGCCGGATCTGCGCTTTCTGCGTCGTCGTCAGCGCCACCGGCCACCCCCTTTACGGAGCCACGAGGCTCGGGAAGTCGCCGATGCCGGTCGGGGAGAGTGGCACCATGGAGAGCGTGCCGTAGCCGGCCGGGATCCCGTGGTAGAGCGTCCCCTGAGAGGTCAGCGCGTTGGCGAAGTTGCACGCCGGAGAGCCGACGAACACGCCCACGATACACTTCGTCGCCGGGATGGCGGGACAGGCCGCGAGCGCAAGCGCTGCGGTGCTGGCAACCGTTCCGGTGTCGATGGTGAACGTGCCGGCAGCGTCCACGTAGAGCGTAACGGCCCGGTAGGTGGACGCGGCGAGGGTCGCAATGGCTGAAAGGTTCCACGCGTCGTCCGTCGCGGCGACCTTGTAGAGCCCGCCAGCAATTGCGAAGTGGACCGGGTCGGTGACGGTCTTGAGCTTGCCGGCCGTGGTCCCGTTCGCGATGGCGGCCTGCGTGAAACAGCGGTTCACCAGCCCTTGGAGGGTCGGAACCAACTGCTCCCACATGTCCATCCCGCCCGTGCGGCGAATGTTTCGTGCCATGAAACCTCCGGGGCCTTACGGCCCCACGAACGAATGGATCAGGAGAGGGTGAGCTTGGCCCAGGCGTTGCGACGCTTGAGGCACAACTGCGCGTCCAGCACGATCTGGAGGCGGGTGGAGTCGCCCGTCTTGGAGAGCGCATTGATCTGCGTGGTGAGCCGCGAGGTGGACGCCTGGATCGCCTGCGTGATCACGTCCACGGGGACCGTCTTTCCGGTGAGATCCTTGACCATCCCGGCGAGCTGCCCGGGGTCCATTGACGTCCAGTCCGGCGGGGTCTGCTGGAACTCGATGTCGGCGAGGGATCCCGCGTAGATCACGTTCGTGGTGCAGTGGCGATCCTCAACGAAGGGGACGCCGTCCAGCATGAACCCGGTGAACCCGAGGCTGGCGAGGTTGACCTGCTGGGGGGCGCCGTTCGGGCCGATGGGCGCCATGAACGGCAGGACCACCCGCTGCGCCGGGTCGATCAGCGCGCTGATCTTGTCGTGCAGGGCGCCGGGGAGGATGGCCACATCTGGGCGACGGCCGGTCGCGTCCAGCACCGGGCGGAAGAGGCCGGTACGGATCGTGTCGAGAGTGAGGGTCGACAGGCCGCCGGTGTTCTCGCCGGAGATCCATGTGGTGTAGGTCGCGGGGTCGATTCCGGCGTAGCTGACGGAACCCTTGACCGCACGGGCGAGCCCGCCGAGTTCCACCGGGGACGCCGCCTCACTGCCGCTGTAGCAATGCGTCGACATCTTGACGGTCAGCTCGTTCGCAGCGTCGGCCAACTCCTCGTCGAGCAGGGGGCCATAGCCGCTGTTGGCGCGCGCGCTGTTGGCCGCGGCGATGCGCTGCGAGGTGCCGGTGATCGACGCATACGCCTCGTAGTGCGCCCAACCGAGGGTGGCCTGGAGGCGGGTGTCGGTCGAGAAATCCGAGGACTGGACTTCGTAACCCTCCGCCTTTGGCGCGGCGGTGTTGCGCGCGCCGATCTTGACGCGCCACGTTGCCGTGGTATTCGCCATATATCGTGCGCGGACCACGTTCATCATGACCGAGTCGCGCCGAAGGGTCTCGGTGACGTCGGGGCCGTAGACGAGGTTCAGGACCGCGGAAACTGTGGAGAGGGATGCACCAGCCATGTGTCTGTCCGCCTACTGCGAGATGTTGGAAAAGGTATCGGGGCCGAGCGAGTTGCGAAGGTCCGCCAGCGACGTGATCACGGGGCCGTTGCCGTTGCGGGGGTTGCTGCCATCGCCGGTACCGCGGACGTCCACGGGGGACTGGAAACGCTTTCCGCCGGGGGTGGATGCCCACGCAGCGGCGCCGGCCTCGAAAGGTTGAACCTCTTCGAGCGACGGGTTGAACTTGTTCGGCATCTTCCAGCCCGGCTTGTCGCCGTCCAGCACCAGCGCCCCGGTGGCCTCCACCACGGCGAGGGCGTCGCCGAGGGCGTTGGCGGGCACGCCGGCCTTCCCGAGCGCGGCCTTGACCTCGTTGCGCGCGCGTTCGCGGGCCGCATTCTGCGCGGTCTCCTGCCGAGCCTTCTCGGTCGCTTCGAGCCGGGCGTTGGTGGCGGCCAGCTCGGCGCGCATCGCCACGATCTCGGGGGAGTCACCGGCCTTGTCGCCCTTTGGCTTGGGGTCGAGATCCGCAGCCGGCTTGATCTTCGCCAGCGCCTCGTCAAGCGTTTTCTGGTCGACGCCCTTCGGCACCTTGGCCAGGACGGCGGCGCCGTGGGCTTCGAGGATGGGCTGAAGGATGGGCGCCAGCTTTTCGGGGGCGAGCGCGGCGCTCACCATGGCGGCGATGCTTTCGAGGTCGGCTTTGTCGAGTGCCATGGTCGCAGCCTACCGCATACCGGCGGTGGCGTCAGTGTTGACGGGGATGTCAGTTTTGCGATAGTTGCACTATCGTGTGCTACCCGCTACTATGCGGGCATGACCGACCCGATCCATTACCCCGGCATGAAGCGCCAAGGCTCACGCTCTCGCGCCATCGTCCCTCTTGCCGATCCAGAGGCCGCAGCGGTCCACGCCGAGGCGCTGCGGCTGGACATCCCCCCGGGCGACGTGATTCGGGGGATCGTGCGCGGCTGGCGCATGGGGATGGAGACAGGGCCGGGCGCATTGCCCCGAGGAGACCGGTGAACGCCCCCAACTGGCCCACCGAAGCCGCGCGCGCCGGCATCAAGCCGTGGCCCTACTGCTGGCGGACGATGGCGAATCTGGACGGGAGGGCCGTGGAGGTGCCGGACCTGGGCGACGCTGACACGCTGGCCAAGTTCGACATCGCGCTTGCAGTGCGGTGCGGGATGCGCGCCGACCGTGCCGCCAGCGGGGTGGACGTGGTGATCGGCGACTGTACCATCGGCTTTCGACGCAACGGGGAGACGTTCACCGGGATCGCGACGTTCATCCGGACGCCGGGCGACCCATTGCTCGCTCGGGTTGAGGCTTGGGCTTCGGTGAGGACGTGACCCCGGGCGGATCCTCCACTACCCCGGCGGCTGCGGCATCCGATCCCACGACGCCCTGAACGGCACTTCGCGGCCTCTCTCGCCGAAATGCACGGGATAATTTCCGACCACATAGAACCCGCCTACCTCTGGCCACAGGACGCCACCAACAGGCTTCTTGAGCGCCGCAGCCGATGCCTGAACGCGCGCCACGGGCACCCTCCACGGCTTGTTGATGTCGGTGACCATTCCGTCAATGGCGTGGGATATGGGCGTGGTGCGTCCGTCCATGTATTCGTTCGCCTGACGCTGTAGGCGATCCTCTACCTGCCCGGGGTCGTCAAGGATGGCGGCGGCCTCCTCAAGGGAAGCGTGGTGCATGGCGTTATAGGCGTTGTTGCTCTCCATTCTTGCGATCAACTCCGCCCGCCCCCTCAAAACCCCGAACACGCTCCGATCCGTGCTCGTGATCCGATCCGTCATCTGGGGGATCGAAAGCCCCCGCGCCACCCCCGCGGCCATCTCCCGCTGAATCGAGGCGATCAACGTCTGCCCGTACGTCTGGACGCTGTACCGGTGCAGGAGCAGCCCCTGCTCCTGGTTCAGCCGCGCCAACACTCGGTATTCGATCCGGTTCCCGACGTCCGTGAACTCCGGCTCATTCGCCCGAATGACCGCAAGCATGTTGTTCGCCGCCAGCTTCCCGAGTGCGACGCTGGCGGAGTCCATCTCAGTCGTGAGGCGTCGGGTGAGCTGTGCGATCCCCGCGTCGACCTGGGCCTGCATGACCCGATAGTGCTGCATGGTCCACCGCTGCACGCGGTCCCCACCCGTAACCCGCAGCGCCTCCATCTGCTCCCGGAGCGCGCGTCGGGCGTCGTTCAGCGCGCGCAACGTCTGGGCGGCGTCGGCGTCCTGCATGGCGTCCAGCGCGCGCGCCTGGTCGTCGAGGAGGTTCGTGATCCGGGACTGCGCCACCCCTACACCGCGTTCGGGTCAGGCTTCGGCATCGGCGGGAGCACTTCTGGCGTGGTGTAGTCGGCGGCGTCGATCTCGCGGTTGATCTTGTCGAGTAGCTCGGCCTCGGCGTCGTCCAGCAACGCGCCCACGGTCCGTTTCGCGATCTCCCGCTGGAACGTCTCACTCTTCACCAGCGGCGAGGCGATCAGCATGTTGGCCAGCTTCTCCGCGAGATCCTCGTCGGACCACGACCCGAGCCCGGTCACAAGGATCCCCTCTTCCGGGAGCCTCCATGCAACGTTGCAGATCTCGAGGGTCTGCCGGATCGCGGTGAGGACGACGGCTGCGTAGCTCCGGAGCATGATTTCAAGCGCCTGCCAGTCCATCGCCTTGGAGCTGCCCGATGTCGACGCCTTCGAACTTTCGGCGTTCGCCGACTGCGCCATCTGCTGAACGATGCGATATAGTCCCTCCATGTCGGACTGCACACGGGCGGCCATCGCCGAGAATCCTGCGCCGGAGGATTCAATCATCGCCAACTTGTCGGCCGATCCGGTCGCGAAAAAGAATCCGGCCCCGAGCACGGGGGGGGACTTCGGATCGTCGGTCGCCAGGTGCAGAAGCGGGTGCATGTTGCAACCGAGTCCCCACCCGAGCGCATCCTCATCCCGGGTGAGCCGGGTTGCGGCGTGGTCCAGTTTGCCGAGGACGTGGAGACCGGGCGACAGGTCGATCACCACGACAGGAATCCGACCGAAGCCGTGGGTGAGGTTGCCCACCTCCGCGGCCTCCTCCTCTGGCTTCGGCGATGCTGGCCCGCCCTCCTGTGGTCGCCACTCCCACTTGCGGATCGACACGGCATCGATCAGGATCCACCGGATGACGCACCGCTGCGGCGCCAGCAGGTCGGCCTGCTCCATCGCCGTCCGCCGGATCATGATCGCGGACAGCGCCCCGGCGGCGTCGACCGTCCAGTTGATGACCTCGTCGGCGTCCAGCCCGACGAGGTAGGCGTTGCGCCCCCCCGCGGCATCCTGGTCGGCGAGCGTGGCGGCCTCTGGGAGCGCGACGGCGGGGAGGTTGACCCAGGCGTAGGCCCGGCGCTGAACGAGCGCCCTGACGAGCCGCTGACGCCACCAGTCCGCAAGCCCGGCCCCGGTGCGGTCCACGTCGTCAACCCAGCCCTTCGGGATCCCGTCCACCGTCGGCGCGTCGGCGAACAGCCACCCGGCGATCACGTCGCAGATCGGCCCGACGTGATTCACGTAGGTTGCTTGGGCCTTCCTGAACTCGTACAACTCCTTCTGTTCCGCCGGCCGCTTGGGCAGGAATTCGCTGATCCGGGCCTCCCACGCGGCCCCGCCCTCATAGAGGGCCTCCCAGCGGGCCAGGCGGGCGGCGTCGTAGGCGGGGTGGCGCTGGTCGAGGACGGCGATCTTCATGCCCACCCCCTACCACAAACTGACGGGGGTGTCACCTTTCGCGGGCAGGACTACCGGGCGAAGGCGGCTTGAACCATGCCGGGGCGGACGGTATTGCTCAGCCGCCATGCGCCCTCTACTGCGTCGGGGCCGTCGTCGTGGTCGCCCGTGGGGATGCCATCGAATTCTCGGAACAGCTTCGGGGGGAGAGTACGCGCGAATTGAAGCTGACGATTCGTGATCGGCGCTTCAAGGGTCGCGATTCGTTCGTTCTTGTTGTCGTGGCTGGCGGCGGTGTCCTCGTCTACCTTGACCTGCCAGAACTTGCCGGATTCTCGCCGCTCGTTCTGTTGCCGCTTGAACTCCCGCCCAAGAAGCCGCTGGAATCCATTGCTCTCCACGGTCACCTTCTCACATTGCCAGTCCTCACACATCGTCCAAAGCATCTTGATTTGTTCGGAATCGCGACAACGCCGGAACCAACAGGCGACAACGTAGCCGTAGCCGAACGAATCCCGCCCAAGGATGACAATGCACGCGTCGTCCCCTTGGCCCGCGCCCGTCTCCTCCCCAAGCGCATCCAGGTCGTCACCCGGAATTGGGTCCAGCCGCGCAAAAAATCGGATGTCGGAGAGCTTCACCTTACGCCGGTCTGCCGTGATCAGGTGCCCGCCCGTCGCCTTCGTTCCGACGACATCGCAGAGTCCGAACCCGTCGCCGGCGCCCGGCGTCGTCTCGTAGACTCGGAAGAACTTCGTCCCCGGGGCGGTTGCCTCGTTCTGGCGCTCGCGAAGAACAGAGCGCAGGCCCTTCGTCCAGATCTCAATCCAGAACTCGAACAACGTCATCGCCGCTTCGTCCAGCATGACGGCGCCGCGGTCCATATCGGCCTTGTGGGCCTCGTAGAACTCCCAGGCGGCCCGACGCCGAACCTTCACCTTCCCGCGCGTCAGGTCCGCGAAGATGCGCCCGCATTCGTGCCACAGGTCGATCCGCTCGGGCCACGATTCGCAGGACTTCCACAGCGCGCCGTCCCAGCCGTCCGATGATAGGAGGTTCGGCAGGATGGCATCGATATTCAGGACGGTCCCGCGCCAATCAACGTTCAGCCCGCCCGTGATCGGCCCGCTTGTCAGGATGTCGTCTTGCAAAAACTCCCAATCGTCGCGGCGGTGCTTCGGGTTTCGTACACGGTCGGAGCGCTCGCCATCATCCACCGCGATCTTCGTCGGGCGCACCGCGTCCTCATTCGCCCCACGGATCTGCGTGCCGAACGAGCGGGCCAGGACACCGACGCGGTGACCGTTTGGCATGACGACGCTGAACTCGTCTACGCCGCCCTCAACGATGAACGGACCATAGAGGCGCGCAAGATCTCCGGTCGGGGCCATGAAGATCCGCCGCAGGTGCTTCGTGATCGACCGGGCCAGCCGCGTTTCTGCGGACACAACGACAATGAAGTCCTCAAGTCCATAGACGATGTCGTGGACGATCTCCCCTTTCAGGAGGGTCGTCTTTGCAATACCACGGGGGGCCGCGTCAACCCGGTAACTGTTCTCGCGGCGCTCGCTTGGGGGAAGTTTGTCGCGATTCAATAGTTCCAGGTGGAACTTGTTCCACGGCCGGGAGTACAGCGCCGGGAAGCAATAGCGGAGGAAGTCCCCGACGCGGCCCCGAAACCGCTCCCTCAACATCTCATCCCGCACTTCCCGCGATTCAATCCTCTCCCACCGCGGCCAGAACCGCGCCGCGGGGATCTCCGCGATCGCCACCCATGATGGTTCGGCGGTCACCCGGTCGCCGCCCTACCGCCGGGGACGACCGAAAGCGCGCGGGGGGCGGGGTCATCGGCAAGCATCATGGCACGGGCCTTCGTGCGCTCTGCCTCCGTCGGCCCTCCGCTCTCCCCACCCTTCCCGCCCGTCGACTCGTCCAGCCCAGCGAGCGCCGCCGCGAACTCCGCAGCCGTCCGCGCCCCACGCAGGGCCGAGTCGTACCGGCGCCAGTCCGGCATCTCGGGCAGCGGACCGCCCTCCCGCTCGGCCTTGAGGTACGCCTGCATCTGGCGCTCGCAGACCTCGAGGTAGAGCCCGACGGCGCGCGCACCGGCTCGGAGCCCGCGGTGAACGTCGGGGCCGAGTGCGGCGACGGCCGTGGGGGTGACCGGCGCGGGCGGGGGCTCGGCCTTCACCCCTGGCCCGTGGGTCGACCGCGGGAACGCCCCGGGCCTTGTCGCCCCCTCCCGAGGTGGGCACGGAGGGCGCGGCGGTGGCGCCGTGGGGTCGACGTCGTGGGCGGCCTTCGCGCGCTTGCGCTCCACCTTGTCCCACTCCTTTACCCTCCCGACCGGCAAGCCAAAGTGCTGCGCGCACCGGCTGTACCCGTGCCCCGTCTCCGCCATCCAGGCGAGCGCGGCGGCTCGCTGGGGGTTGGGGGGTGCGCTGGATGGGGGGCGGGCCATAGGGGGGATCCTACGCGGGTTTGGGGGGCGGGGCTACCCCGTCACCGGTGATTGCGTGCGCGGGTCGTAATGCGGCGGCGCACCTTCCTGCGCCTCGGCGGACGTGGGGCGCCTCCTGCGTCCCATAGGTGGCTTGCGTCGTCCATCAGGGCGTGCCCGAGCATCCGGTAGTCCTTGGGCGTTGGCGGCCCCCTGGTGCTCGACAGGGTGTAGGGATCGTGCCACCAGCGCGTGCCTTCGAGGTGCCAGAACTCGACGAGGAGCGTCACGTCAGCGGGGCGTCTCTTGGCGCGGATGACTTCGAGGGACGCCGGGGGTTCGCGCTTCACGGGGTCACCTCCCGCCCGTCAGCACGATCAGCCCGATCAGGACATACGCCACGGGGGCGAGCGCGAGAACATACAGGACGGTGCGGATCATGGGAGCCTCTACGGCCGCGAGCCCGCTGGGGTGATCCATGCGGGCTAGTGGCGGCGATCAGTCCCATACGATCCTGAACGCTACTTCGCGCTCGATCAGTTGTAGCCCGGGGACCAGCGCGAAGGCCGGAGCCGCGGCGGCCCGGAACGCCTCCTGTGCAGCGTCACACGCGGCCCCATACTCCCGGTCCAGCCCCGCCAGCTCGGCGTTTTTTGCGTCCTCTCGGACACACCGAGCGGACCACCCGCCCCGTGCGTCCTGGTCGATGCGTGGAAGTCCGGCGTACCGGGCGTGGACCTCGGCTCGCGCGGCCCGACACTTCGCGCGGGCCGCGTTGCATGCCCGGTTTCGGGCGGCGCAGAGCGGCTCGATCTGCGCGTTGTAAGCTTCCTTCGGGTTCATTGCATCTCCTGAATCCGCGCGAACCGGCGCGGGCGGGGTGGGGTCTGGGGGATGGTGGGCGGGTCAGTCGATGACGACGTAGATGAGCCCTGGATCGGCCGCAAGCCGCTCGTCCAGCTCGTCCAGCGTGGTGGCGTCGTGATCGACGGACGGCTCAATCGCCGCGCCGATGGGGGTGGTGTAGGAGCCGACCCGAAGGCCGGCGATCATTGCGTCGGCGATGGCGTCGCCGCGGGGGATGTTGTTCTCGCGGGCGTAGGAGAGGAGGGCTTGGGTGGACATCGGAGACTCCAGTGAGGCGGGGGTTGTTGGCCGCTCGGTGACTACAGTGCAGATGGGGGGTATCAGCGGTGCTCTCCGATGATCTGGACGGGACGCGGTCGGATGGACGGGCGCCCATTCTGCGGCTCGCCCCACGGGGCAAAATCCAGCGCGATGGATGGATGAGCCCACCCCATCGCCACCGCGTGCGCCTCCTCCATCGAGCCGGCGCGGACAAGCAGCGCCTGCCCGCCCGTGCCGAAGCTGGCGTGTGAGAGCGAGCCGTCGGGGTCTAGGACCTCAATCAGGTACATCTTGCCTCCTCCCCACCTACGATGCCGGCGGGGTTGGTGTGGGGGTGGGGGCCAGGGGCGGTCATCGAATCACCGCGTCAGCGAGCGGAGGTATGCCACCAGCGGCGAGGGCGCGGTGAAACGCGCGCCATGCGGCACCGATCCGGGTCGCCCGGCGACAGCGGCATACGCCGCTTGTGCAGCCGGGCACGGCGTCGTGGGGGGACAACTCGAAGCTGTTGGCGTCGCGGACCTCTCGCATGATGGCGAGCAGGTCGGCGGCGGTCAGTGGCAGGGTTTCCATGTGCTTCCTCCCCACCTACGATGCCGGCGGGGTTGGCGTGGGGGTGGGGGCCGGGGGGGGGGTCAGTCCGTCTCGGTGACCGTACAGGCGGCCACCGCGGCATCCGAGAGGATGCGATAGCAGACGTGCTGCCGGCCGCTCTCGGTCTCGTCGGGGTACTCGACGACGTCGTACCCATCGGCGATGTACTCCGCGCGCTCGACGGCGCGGTGGCCGGGGTAGTCCATCTGCGCGCGCCGGTCCTGGTCGACACCGGCGGACAGGCCGGACAGGTCGCCATCGTCGACGACGACGGTGTAGACCGTGCCGTC